TTTCTCCTCAACAACGCCCCCAGCCATACCACCAAAACGAGCAGCAAATGATACGCGTCTTGGATTAGTTCCACTTTTAACTGGAGCTTTTAAATTTCCACCTTCCTTACGCTCAAAGTATTTTCTACCAGCTTCGTTCAAACCACCTTTAGGATTTTGATGTTTTTTTAATGTCATTATTCATACCATTCTAAATGTAAATATGCCATGTGATCTGTTCCGTTCACATTAGTTAATCTAAATAAATAGGTTGTTAATGGTGATAATACTTGTTCTGTTGATCCAGCAATGCCACCGCCAGATTTTTTACCAACTCCGCCAGCAATAAACTCAGCTTCTAATAATGATCCAGTTGATGTTACTGTAGGATTAAGCAATATTGCACTTGCGCTTGTTGTAGCAATAGTTCTGTTTCTTGAAAAAGAAGATAGTGTTGTTCCTCCAGTGACTACTGCATTTTCATATAAATATATTTCAGCATCACCACCACAGTTAGCATCATATACAAGATGAGGTTTAATGCCACTTGCAAATGCTATAGCAATATTAATACTTGTTCCAGCAGCTAACATTGAACTATGAGGATATAATACATATGCATAAAATGCACGACCCTCATGCAAACGTAAATGATTTACATCAATCGTAGGAAATGGTTTATCAGAACTAGAGATATAACTTAAACCATCTTTATCAACGTATGCTGGATTTACATGACGTGATTTAGTGGTATCTGATTCTCTTAATACATTAATAGCCATTAATCTTCTTCTGTATTAGTTTCATGCATTTCAAGTTCTTTATCAACTTGTGCATAACGTGCATCATCAATTGGACCACCAACTAACCATGCATCACATGTTCTACTAGCTGCACATTTGAAAGAAAACAATTCGCAAAAACCTAAGTCTGCTGATGCAATCATTTCTTCATCATATCCACCTTCAAGACTTTTTGCTTTTTCTAATCCTTGCTTAATGCAATCCAACATTTGAGTTGTCTTAATAAAAGCAGAGCAATTACCACAACGCATAGTCTTTGCTTCTTCTTCTGTTACATTATACATAATAGCTTTCTTAAGCCAGAAAACCTTATTAGGCTCTTCTGGATTAGCTGGGCCATAACCATAATGCTCAAACGCGTAGTTTCTGTTTTTTAAATTAACAGAAATGTCTTGCGTAGGTAACGGACATGATCTTTCTTCCATATTATTTTCTTGCCATGCCAGCTTCGCTCATTGCAATAGCAACAGCTTGCTTTTGAGATTTAACTACTGGGCCTTTTTTAGATCCAGAATGAAGTTTTCCTGTTTTCCATTCTTTCATTACTTTATGAACTTTAGCTTGCATCTTATCTTTTTTCATCATATATCCTTAAACTGTTGGACCAGAGCCAAGTGTTTCATCTAATCCAGTTTCTGGATTGAGTCTTGATTCAGATAGTAAAGTGCGTGAACCGCCATCAGTTCTTGATCTCCGTTTACCAGCAAGTTCTTCTGCTAGGCTACGTTTCTCTTGTTCTGCTTGTAATCTTAATCTTTCGTTTTCTTTTTGTTGTGCTTGCAAAGCTGATGTGTCTGGCTTTGGAGCGCCACCACCGATAATACCACCCATTACGTTCTCCCCATGATTGTGAAATCTTCTTTGTCAGCGCTATACATTTTCATGTTGCCTTCTTGAACAAAGCCTAAATACTTCGCCCACTTCATAGCACGACTATCAGAGGTTTTAACAGTTATTTGCAATCTGTGCAAGCGAAATAATATCTCGCAGATATCGCAAAACGTAATTGCAGCATTAGTCATAGCAAATGGATATCTCCTAGAGATATCAGAAAAGATAGACCACATCTCACCTACACCATTCCACATTAATACGCATCCAAATACAGCTGCTGGTTTACCATAAACAAACGCTGTAATTGCTGGGCCACACTCTGCTTGATAGGATATCTGCTTTTTAGCATGTTCTTTACCCATTTTAGAGTTAAAGTAATACTGAGCATCTTCTAATTCATCTAAATGACTTATAGTGAACGGAAGATAATAGACGCCAGTGACTTCTGGCAAATGCTTAATGATTTCTGGTAGGTTAGTTAAATACATCAAAGTCAGATGAAGCAACAGTTTGAGCAATAATTGTTGATGCTTGCAACGGACTCTTAGTCATACGCTTATGTTCACCACCACCTAGTAGTAAGTAACCAAAAGCATCACCTACGTGTGAGTGTTCGTTCTTATTTGGCGCATCTCTAAATCGTTCTTGACCAGCACCGACTGATACACGCTTGAAATGATAACCACCAGCTAACGATTTACGCACCATTTTGCATTTTGTTGATATCATAAGACCAGGTTTACCATTAATTAGTCGTTGCATAGGTGCAGCCGCAGCTTCTCGTCTCACTTTAAAGTCATTGGATGGTGTTGGTTGTGCGCGTAATCCTAAAGTTCTTAAATAATCAAATGCAGTGACTTCATAAATCGCATCTCGTTGCATACCAGCTGGGTCTCCCCATAACATAACTTGAGCTTTTGGGTATTTAGCGTTAAGTTCAGCTAATAATTGCTGACCAAATCGTTCTAATCCCATGTCAAATGTAACTATTTCATCTAAAATAACCCATCTTCCGTTAGGATAACGCTGACCAACGACTGCTGCTGGTGTTAAACCGAAGTCAAGACCCACTTGAAGTGAGTGTTCTGGATCATATTCGACTTCACCACTCATTGAATGGTCATCATACTCTGGCCATACTGGTCTACCTTCTTGAACATAGGTATATTTACCTTCGGCATAGCATTTAATCCAGTCTAAATTCTTACCACCAAGCATTTGCATGTAGTAACCAGCTGGTAAATTACCTACGTTTTCAGCTTTAGGATTAATTTTCCACCAACGACCACCAGAAAATATATGATCGTTCGCTTCTGGATTCTCTGGTAGATCACCTGGTGATACTTCGGTGACACCGCCTGGTTGTTTAAAGAATTGCCATGCATATTTACCAGATAGTTTATCTTTTTCTGCTAGTCGATACCACCAGTGGTCATCATCCATTGGATTAGTATCCATCCACACACCATGCCAAGTAGGTCCGCCATCACGTTGTGTCGGATACCGACCCACACGATGTGTAAGTCCATCAATAACTGCTTTAGGAAGTTCACGTGCTTCATTAACCCATGCTCCTGTAAGTTCAAGTGATAGAAGTTTTCTTACGTCTTTAGGTTGGTCCAACGCTAAGAAGATTACTTCACAGTCAATCCCCGCAGCATCACCCCGTGCTGGGAGTCTGATGTGGTGAGTAATAGGAGGAGTATATAGCATCGGACCAAAAGTGTTTTCTGGAAATAAATCTTGCCATGTTTTGATCGTTGTTGTTTTTAATTCTGGATATGAGTTACGCACAATCACAAATCGTGTATAACGAATGCCATCTACTGGAGATGGCTTCTGTCTGACTGCACGCATCATGATCTCTGCTGCACATGCATAGGATTTACCAGATCCTACAGGCCCCATCAGTCCACGCACGAATGCATCTGACTGTAGGAATTGCCAAGTAGTTGGCGCTGTAGAAAAGTCTAAGTCAATACCAGGGCCATGAATGGCCTTGGTTGATACTTCTTTTTTATTAGCCATCTATGTCTTTAATTTCGAGTGCTAGTAATTGATTAAGCACTTGGATGCGAGCTTGCAATGCATCTATAATTTGTAAAGACTCCGTTTGGTAAATGTTATTTAATGCGTAAGCATCTCTTAACTTTTGAATACGTGACTCTAAATCATTTGGCTGACTCATTAGAACTCTCCTCTAGTTGTAAACGATCTGATACTAACTTAGCATAGCCAGCAATGTCAATCCATGAATCAACATGATTAGCATTGCCATATAAAATACGACTTAATTTATGAACAATCATGTGTATTGCTTCTTTTTGATCTGGCATCATATCTTGAAAGCTATATAATCCAGAAATATCTTCCATGATTTCTTGAATGAATACAGCTTTCATTAAAAAATTGCCGTGTTCTTTTTCTCTAGCTTCCAGTATCTGACTTATCTGATCCTGTTTCTTCTGTGCTTTCGCCATGATCTATTACCTCGGGTGCGCGTATGTTAATACCTAATACGCTTGGTTTATCGGATTCTTCTGGATTATCTAGTAAACCAGATGCTTTTGCAAGCAATCGTAAGACTCCCACTTTGTCCCACAACTCAATGTCAAGAGTCGTGTAACTATTACCTTCCTTATCCACTTTAGTATTAGACTTAATGGACTTAATGGCCTGTAAAGTGGTCTGGTATATCCTTACTTGGTTTAACTTTAATATTACCTTGCTCATCCCATTCCATAATATCAGTAAGTTTCGTATTCGCCATGCAGAGTAAAGAATAGCTGACAGCTTCACGATTTTGTTGTAACGTAGTTGAACGCTCCAACTTCTTTTGAAGGCTACGGACACCACCATAGCCAGCCAAAGACGGAATAGGGTTTTTCTTTTTGACTTCTTCCACCATTTAGAATGGTAAATCATCTGGAATGTCATCAAATGTTGGCTTTGCTGCATTGCTTGGTGCAGCTTTAGCAGCTTTAGGTTTGCCTAAACTCACTGAAATATATTCACGACCGCTATGTCCAGCAGTTTTTTTAGATACATTTAGATAAAATAGATTGCCATCTTGGTCTGCAAACTCACCAGTCCAATCAGCATGCCAATCTTCTTTCTTATTTTCGTTTACAAATGCAACGCCTGTGCCTGGTTTACGTGGTTGTTTTTGTTCTGCCATACTATTCTCCTATTTAATGGGTGATACTTTAACTCTTCTGTCCATACAATCTTTACATAACCATCTTCTATTACGACCATTCAGTGATACTTTCCACTTACCATCGTGACTATGTTTATGTCTTGAACAAGCTGAACAGAATCTTGTTCCTAATGGACTTGGCTCTGCATCAAGATAATGTGCATGCTTAAGTGCCATGTTCACTAATACTAACTACTGCTGCTCCTCCTGGTTTAGGTGTGCTTCTTGCAATAGATAACATATCAATTTGCGAATCATCATCATATACACCAGCTGCCATCAATGCATCCAAAATAGCTTTCAAGCAATTATCGAGATCAAATATACGCCGACTTCTAGGATGGATATAAATATTAACAGAAAGGCGAGCATTCCCAAAAGATCCAACATGATCTCTAAGACAGATCGCTTGGACTGCTGTCTTGAATAACATACCTTCTTTTGATATAAATCTTCTTTTACCATTTGCTCTCCAATATGTATTAACACTTGGTGGATAAGGTAACTCTATTACCATTAGCCAATCACTTTATTAAGTCGGCTATTTAAATCGTCATTAGATAAATCGGTATATGGACATGATCATGCCAAAACAGAAATTGAAAAAATATATATAGAACAATTAATAAATTATTTTAAAACAAAAACCACTTCAATTTGAAGTGGTTTTTTTGTTAAATAAATAAGCGTTTAGTCTTGAATAACTATTTTTTGTTTTGAGGTTTGATCGTTAGAAATAATAAAATAAATGCCCTTGGATAATTCAGAA